TATTTCATCTGATTCTCTGTCATTTCTTGGTATCATCTTAAATGTATATGAGAATGCTCTTTTATCAATACCTTTAAATGCAAGTTCCATTCTGTCTGACTGAATATATCCTTCTGCAATTTCAAACGCTTCTCTTGCACCAGACATGCCAGGCATAACTGCGCCTACCATCGAAAGTACTTGACCCTTTACACCCTCTTTTAATGCTTGTCCACCTTTATTAATCGCCGTTTTCATAGCACTTTCTATACCCCTTCCAGCCATAACAGCAGAATATACATCCATTGCGGCTGCAGTTCCACCACCAATTGGAGTATCGGAATACTGTGATTTGTATGATACTTGTACTTGTGGAGGCATATACAATGCAATTGCTGTATCTAATCTTGTTGTTGGGGGTCTCTTCAAAAATACTGTAGAACCAGAAGCTTTTGGTTTGATGTTTCGGTTTGGAGGCCCACCAGCAGCAGTAACTGGCATATCAGAGTGTACTTGTTTCTGTAATTCATTTGATTGTTTTGTATCAGTTTTACCAGAACCATCTGATATCATTTCCTTAATATATGCTGGAATATTTCTATTCTTCTCTTCTCTCTCCATTTGAGCCGAACCAGATTCTGCCTCTCCAAATTTCAATTTAGCATTTGATTGTTGGTTGACATAAAAAATCATGTAGTGTCCATGATTACCAAGCCCAGGCGCTGCTGTAACATCTATTGGAAATGAATACATATTTGGTGATTTTGCTTTTCGGTTTAGTCCAGAGAAATCAGAATTGTCTCCACCTCTACCAGATAGAATACCAGCAAGGCCTGGCAAATTACCAGACACTTTTCGTAATGTTTTTTTAACAGTTGAAACTGCTCTTGATCTACTAAAATCTATTGCCATAGTTACCCCTAAATAATACGGAAGGTTATAACTATTTATAATGGCTTACAAAGGAAAATACCAACTAAAGAACACTCACAAGTATATTGGCAATCCCATGAATGTAATATACCGTTCACTTTGGGAGCGTAAGTTCATGGTGTATGCCGATAATAGTGATAACATTCTAGAGTGGGGAAGTGAAGAACATATAATTCCATATGTATCTCCGTGGGATGGAAGAAGGCATAGGTATTTCCCAGATTTTTATATAAAAGCAAAACAACACGATGGTTCTATTAAGAAGTTTATTATTGAAATTAAACCAAAAGTTCAATGTAGTCCACCAGAAAAGAAACCCAGCAGAAAGACAAAGGCGTGGTATAATAAGGTAAAAACATGGGGCATCAATCAGGCAAAGTGGAAATATGCAAATGAATATTGTCTGGATAGAAATTGGGAATTTAAAATACTAACAGAGGATCATCTAGGAATAAGGTATAAATAGTAGTATGTATGAATATAAATGTAAAATATTAAGAGTAGTAGATGGCGACACTGTAGATGTTGACATTGATTTAGGGTTCGGTGTGTGGATGCACAAGGAACGAATTAGACTATATGGGATTGATACCCCAGAGTCTAGAACCAGAGATTTAGAAGAAAAAAGATATGGAAATATGGCAAAAGAATTAGTTAAGTCTTATATGCCTGTTGGTTCTATGCAAACACTTATTACTGAAAAAGATAAGTCTGGAAAGTATGGTAGAATACTTGGTAAGTTCAGATTAGAAGATGGTAGTATCCTTAACGACTTTATGATTGAAAAACATTATGCAGTTGCATATCATGGGCAATCAAAAGTTGATGTTGAAGCAGAACACCTTGAAAATAGAAAGAAATTAGATGGCAGTCTCTAAGTATATTAAAGCAGTTCAAGATGCGGCAAAAGGTCGTCCAAAGTCTACTGAATGGTATAGAGAAAAAATAAAAGAGTTTGGCACACCAACATCTCTGGACTTAATCAGAGATGGTAAAAGGTCAACCACACCACACTTTGGTAGACTGAACATGTTTATCTACTCACCAAGAGATGCCAAGAAGTTACCCTACTATGATACATTCCCTTTAGTTCTACCGTTAGAACAATATAGTGATGGATTTCTAGGTATCAACTTTCACTATCTACCAATACCACTTAGAATAAGATTACTTGATAGAATTGTAGACTTTAGTAGTAATACATTATTTAACGAAAAGACTGTACTAAATGTCACATATAATAAAGTAAAAGGTATTAGATTAGTCAAACCAACTATACATAAATACTTAGCAGGATATACAAGAAGTCAATTCAGAAGAATTGATGCAGATGAATTAACTGTAGCAACTTTACTGCCGGTGCAAAGATTCAAGAAAGCATCAGCAGACGCTGTTTGGTCAGATTCAAGAAAGATGGTATAATGAGTATTGCAAAGGATATACTAAGACAATTAGGTGTAGTAAGTGATGACATCGAAAGCGCAGCCGCTGGGTTTCGTAATGATGGTGTTGCACAACCTAATAAGTTTGAAGTTATTCTATCTTGTCCAACTGGAACTAGAGGTTCACAAAGAGGTAATGCATTAGACAATGTATTTTCTATTCTTATGGGAAAAGTTAATAGTGACGGAACAGCAAGAGCAACTGGATTAAGATGTTCACAGATATCCTTTCCAGGCAGGACTCTTGATACTGAAGCAGATACAAACATATATGGCCCAACAAGAGAAATTGTCCAAGGTTATAGTTATCCAGAAATAACAGGCACTTTTCAATGTGGCCCAGATATGAAAGAAAAACAATTATTTGAGAGTTGGCAGAGACTCGCATATAACCCACAGACTTGGTCTATGGGATACTACGATGACTACGTTGGTAGTGTTACTATATACCAGTTAAACAATTTGAACGCCAGAACATATGGCATTGAATTAGTTGAAGCGTTTCCAAAACAAATCGCAGAACAAAGTTTGGATTACGCTCAAAATGACTCCTTTCATACTATAGGTGTAACATTCTCTTATAGATATTGGAAGTCTTTAAATTCTGAAAGTTCATTGCCTGCACCAATAGAAGAAATGCTTGAATCAATTGGTGTTGACACGGTGAGAAGGACGAATTTGAAAAACGTAGCATTTACAAGAAGATAATTAATAAAGGATGAATAATTATGGCACTACCAAGACTAGATACCCCTACCTATGAAATAACAATTCCTAGTACAGGCGAAACAACAAAATATCGTCCATTCTTAGTCAAAGAACAAAAGGTTCTTATGATGGCACAAGAGAGTGACGATATAGCAAACATAGCAAATACAATTAGTGAATTAGTATCATCATGTACAAACGGACAAGTTGATGCAATAGCGTCACCAGTATTTGATATAGAATATTTGTTTATGAAAATTAGAGCAAAATCGGTTGGTGAGACAGCAAAACTAATTGTAACTTGCCCAGATGATAATGAAACAAAAGTTCCGATTGAGATAAAATTAGATGAAATTGAAACTCAAATGTTTGATGATCATACAAATCAAATTAGTATAACAGATACAATTAAAATCGTAATGCGATATCCCACATTAAAGGATTATGCACAATACTCAACACAGAAAGATGCATCTATGATGTTTGAGATGATTAATCATTGTATTGCAGAAATACACTATGGTGATAAGATTTACAATAGAGCTGATACATCAGAAAAAGAGATACAAGAGTTTGTAGATCAAATGAATACTGAACAATTTCAAAATGTAGTAGGTTTCTTTGAAACTATGCCTAGACTTAGACATGAGATACAAGTAACAAATCCAAAAACTAAAGTTGAGTCTACGGTGCTGTTGGAGGGGCTGCAAAGTTTTTTAGGGTAATCCTTTCTCATGATACGCTAGAAAACTATTACAAAATGAATTTTTCTATGATGCAACATCATAGTTATAGTTTGACAGAGTTAGAAGAAATGTTACCTTGGGAAAGGGAAATATATACGGCATTACTCTCTGAATGGATTAAAAAAGAGAATGAAAGAATAGAAAGAGAGAATCAAAGGAATAAATAGATATAAAGGAAAATAAAATGGAAGTTAGAATTGTAGGGGGAAGTGATGAAGACCCCTCTAGTAGAACAATTAAGGAAATGGGTGTTTAGGGCATATATAGTTTGGAGTATATGTGCTGACATTGCTTTACTTAGCGGCATAATCTATCTTATCATTACCTAACGAGAGGAAAACAAATGCCAGAAGAAATTAAAAAAGCAGGATATCACCCAGCAGATAGTAACGGTGATGGTAGTGTTAGTGCAGACGAACAAAGAATGTATCTGGAATTTAAAAGAAAAGAATTAGAGGATGCTGATTCGAGGCGTGATGCAATGAGATATATGACATGGTTTGCTTTAATGGGTATGTTATTCTACCCATCAGGCATTTTGATTACATCACTGTTAGGACAAGAAGTAGCTGCAAAGTTAATTGCTAATATCGCACCCACATATTTTGTTGCAATCTCAGCATTAGTTGCTGCTTACTTTGGTGCAAATGCATACGCTGATAAAAAGAAATAGGAAAGTAAATGAGTGATATAAACCAAACTATTAATAATCCATATGAAGATGGTGAAGCAGATAGAATTGCTGTAGATTTTAACGAGGAAGGTTTCGTTAAAAATATTACAATTGATGGAGAAGCAGAAGGTATGGGTGATGTTCAGGCTGGTATAGAGTTTATATATCACATGAGAGAACATCTTCTAGATATAAGTATTGCAACAGTATATTTATTTACTTGTTATGCAATCTATCTATGGTTAAAAAAGGTAATTAAGTAATGTCTGATAAATTTGATCCACAAATAATTGCAGAACTAAAGAAGCAAAACGAAACTCTAAAAGAAAATGTTAAAGCGCAAAAGCAAACAGACATAGAAGCGAAAAAATATAGTAAAGAACAAGTCGCAGAGATTAGAGAACTTGCATCTTCTAACAAAAAAGGTGTATCTAAAGCTGCAAAAGAACAAGCTGCAAATGACATAAAACAACTAGATAATCAGGCAAAACTTCTTGGGATATCAGCAGAAGAATTAACTGCTAGACAAAGAGAAAAAGATGATATTGATCAACAAAAAGTCGCACTACAAGAAATGAAAGATGCAATAACAGCTGCTGGTGGTAATGCAGATGAGAATCTTGCACTACAAAGAGATGCAGCTGGTATTGCACGACAAGAAGCAAGATTAGAAAAAAAGAATAAAATGGGTATCGCTGGTAGAATGAAAGAAGAGGCGAAATCTAGAGCATTATCTATGGCAGCAACACTCAAATCTCTAACTAGTTTAGAGGGTATCAAAAATGGATTAAAGGGTTTAGGTGGTGGTGTTGTAGATGTGGCAAAGAGTGGTGCTGGTGGATTAATTGGTATGATTAAGAAAGGTGCTTTAGCACTCTTACTTCCAGCAATCTTTGCATTTGTTAATAGTAAATACTTCGACCAACTAAAAACCTTTTTAATAAACAAAGTGATACCAGCAGTTATGGAACTTGTTAAGGTATTCAAAGAAGATATTTTTCCAGTAATTATGAAAATAGTAGATTTCTTTGTAAAAGAGATATACCCAATAGTTGAGGATGTATTCCTTAAACAGTGGGCTAATATTAAAGAGGTATTTTCATCTATAGGTGATGCATTTAAATTATTCCAAAAAGGCGATATTCTTGGTGGTATTAAAAAACTTTTTGGTGGGATTGGAAAGTTTCTACTAAAAACTCTAGACAATGTAATTACTGGTGTTTTCAATATAATCGGTAAAATATTTGGATTTGAAGGAACAGAATCTATAGGTGGATCTATCAGTAAATTTTTTAGTGACATATACGGCAATATCACTGGGTTCATATCCAAAACTTGGAATGGTATAAAAGACGGCGCAAAAAATGTATTTAAGAGTGTCACTGGTGTTTTTTCATCAGCGTTTAGTTTTGCAAAAGATAAGGTAACTGCTGGTTGGAATGGAATTACTAGTTTTGTTAGTGATAAGTTTAAGAATATCATAGGATTCTTCAAAGATTTGTTTACATTTAAACCAGGCGATACTTTTGCCACTAAGTTTATAGATATAATCCTACTACCTTATAATCTTGCAATAAACTTCTTTAGAGATATATTTGGTTTTGGTAAAGATGAACAAGGTAAAACAACACCATTTAGTCTGGGTAAGTATATTATGGGTATTGTTAATAAAGCTATAGATTTTGTAAAAGGTTTATTTTACTTTAAAGTTCCTAGTATGAGTAAAATAGTTGGTGATGCTGGTAATATGATAG